CCTTTACTCTTATGGACAATGAAGCAGAGTTTGTCAAGTCCAATAAGTGGTGTAAATTTATTTCTACTCATGTAAGGTAGTGATTTCAAAGGCTAAGGAGCTAAGGGTTAAGCAGCTTGTTTTACTTCAGCGCTTTCATCTTTCGGTATTAGCTCTTTCCAGTACTCAGCCATATCTAACCACTTTCTTCCACTAAGCCAGGTTTCGCTCTGCTGAGCGAGGAGTGCCCCCATAAGACGAATGGCAGACTCTCCACTCGGAAAGATGCGAATCACACGCTCTCGTCTTCTGATCTCTTGGTTTAGACGCTCCAAAGAGTTTGTTGAACGAAGTCTACGACGATATTTGGTAGGCAAATGTAAGACAGCTATGGCATCGTCAAAACCAGCTTCTAGGACTTCCATGGACTTAGGTGCTAGCGCTTCATAGGTGACTAGAATTTCCTGAAAACGTTCTCGTGCCAGCTCAGGATCTTTACTTGACCACAGATCCCTTAGATCTTCCAGTAACTGCGGCTTTACCTTGGAGGGGCATGCTTCCATGATGTTACGCATAAAGTGGACTTGGCAGCGTTGCCAAGCAGCTTCTACGAAAACCTCCTGTAAGGCTTTAACAAGGCCGGTATGGGCATCGCTGATCACATAGTCTACCTGTCCGATTCCTCGTTTCTTCAGATCTTCAAAGAAGGTCTTCCAGCCTAGATGGGTTTCACTATCCCATAGGGTGAATCCCAGAACCTCACGGTATCCTTCTTCGTTCACACCCATAGCAATCAACAGTGCCTTGCTACGGACACGACCCAGTTCGCGCACCTTGACGTACATGGCATCCACCATGACGAAGGGATAGCGTTTCTCCAAGGGACGATTTCGAAAGGCCTGAACAGTTTCATCGAGGCCCTTACACAGCTGTGAGACGGTAGATTTGCTAAAGCTTGTACCACAGAGTTCCTCGGTAATCTTGGTTACTTTTCTAGTGGATACACCTTGAAGTACCATCTCCATCATAGTGAGAACCAAAGCTTGCTCGGCTCTCTGGTAGCGCTCAAAAAGTTCGTGAGAGAACTCTCCGCTGCGTAGTCTTGGAACATCCAGTGTAATGGTACCGATTCTTGTCTTGAGACTTCGTTCCCTAGAACCATTGCGATAGGCTTTACGCTCCTCTGTACGCTCATACTTCTGGGCACCGATGGTTTCTGTAGCTAGAGCCTCAAGAACTTGATTTAGGATTGTCTCCAGCAAGGGAACTAAAGCATCGGGGGCATGACCGAGAAATAAACCTTTAACTGTATCTGAATCTAGTGTAATATTGAGTTGAGCCATTTTTTTTCTCCGTTTCGATAAATGTTGTGCTTAACACTATCTTACACGAAGGAGAGAAATGGTTCGTTTTTATCTAGAAAAGGTCATTTCTCAATTTACACCAGTATACGGACTCTATCGACATATACCTCACATGTATACTATGATATATGTGTGTATTACAAACAACATCAAGTGATTGTTGTTTGTGGTATATGCCACGTTTTCAAAATATTTGTAGATTATTTAATAAGTAGAAAGACTATTGCTATGACTAAAACCATCGATCCCAGAATAATAAAAACTAAACGTTCAATTCATGATGCATTTTCCTCTTTGCTGGCAGAGAAGGATCTTGATGAAATAACAATTAAGGAACTTGCAGAAACTGCCGAGATTAATCGCAAGACATTTTATAACCATTACAGTGGTATTCACCAGCTGGTGGACGAGATCGAGAATAGCTTGATTGAAAGATTCAGTGAAGCTCTGAATAGGAGCGATTTGAGCAGTGACTTAAATAATCCGCTCGCCTTATATGATCAGCTGGCTCGAATTTTCTCAGATGAAGTCAACTTGCGCGCTCATTTCAAAAAATTCGGCTTCAATACTTCCCTTGTGCAAAAAATTGTGGACGCACTGAAGATAAGTCTCATGTCGGTCTTCAGCCGCAAGCTGGAACTGGATAAATCAATTCTGAAAATTGCAATAGAATATTGGGCTGCCGGTTTCGTGGCTGTCTTTGAGCTCTGGTACAAGGATGGTTCCAGAGAATCAGTGGCCAAAATAAACCGCACTGTGAGCATTCTCTCCTGTTCAGGTTTACATGGTCTCCTGGAAGCGCAAAGCTGATACAGACTTATTTGTTGGCGGTTTTTTCTTTGAAGAAATTCAAAATTTTGCTCTGAGAAGCGTTTTTTGACCGGTTCATTTGATGCATTTTAACTTGATTCTGATAGATATCCAATATTTGCTCCGCGAACAGATCAACGGAGAAGCGCTTACTGGTGGCGATGGCAGCATCTGACATTTGCTTGCGCCGTTCAGGTTCCGCCATTAAAATCCGGACTCCCTTCTGAAATTCTTCAGCGCTTGTAAAAGAAAGACGGTTCTGGTAAAACCTTAACCTCATTTAAGGCTGCAATACTTGCCACAGAAATACCCACAATCGATAAGGTTATTTTTGTAGTAGATAGAAAAGATTTAGACTATCAAACTATGAAAGAATATGATCGATTTGAAAAAGGAGCTGCTAATGGTAATTCCTCTACTAGAGTACTTCAAAGACAATTAGAAAACAAAAACCAGCATGGTGGTTATGAGGATTATAAAATAATAGTAACTACCATTCAAAAACTAGATGTCTTTATAAAAAAGAACAAGAAACATGATATTTATAATAAACATGTTGTTCTAATCTTTGACGAGTGCCATAGGTCTCAATTTGGTGATATGCATAGGGCTATTATTAGAAACTTTAGGAATTACCACATATTTGGCTTTACAGGAACACCAATATTTGCAGCCAATGCACCATCTGGAGGCAATCCAGCTTTTTCTACTACTGAGCAGGTTTTTGGCGAGAAGCTCCATACCTATACTATAGTAGATGCTATAAATGACGGAAATGTCCTGCCCTTTAGAATTGACTTTATTAATACCATAAGAACACCAGCTCATATAGAAGATGAAAAGGTTTATGCCATAGACAGGGAAAAAGCCCTAGCTGCACCAGAGAGAATATCTGAAGTGGTAACTTATATACTAGACCATTTTGACCAAAAGACAAAAAGACAGTCCTTTTATTCCTTTACAGCTAAATGGGAGGAAAGAGAAAAAGATAGTAAAGAAATTATAGAAAAAAGAGAATCTAGAAGGGTGGCAGGCTTTAACTCTATTTTTGCAGTTGCCTCTATTCCTATGGCTATTAAATATTATAGTGAATTTAAGAAACAAATTGAGAAAGATAATAAAGACTTGAGAGTAGCCACAATCTTTTCCTTTGCTCCTAATGAAGAAGAAATTGATGGTATCTTAGCTGATGAAAACTTAGATGCAGATAATTTAGATCAGTCATCTAGGGACTTTTTAGAATCAGCCATAAAAGATTATAATAAATAAGAAATACCCTAAATGGGAATATATTGTACCCCATAGGAAGTTCGTGTATTAAAAAATTCGAACGAGCTGATCTTGATGAAGAAGCAGCAGTTAAAGAGCAACTATTTAAATTGCTCCATGCTATCGAAAATAACAGATTCCTTACCTTGTCTTCAGAATTCTTTTCAAGAAAGCTACTACGGCATTTATATGAGATAGGTGCTTTCAAGCCGACCCAATATAATAATTACAATCCGGAAGAAGACTACCAGTTCATGCTAGATATGTTTAACAAGAGGTCACGAACCATGAAGCAGGAGAAGAAAGCGACCGCTATCATATTGAATTCAATTAAGCCGTTCTTGTATGAAATGTTGCAGAATAAGGTTCGAAGATCTGAATGAATAAGTAGGAGGGTGAAACGTATGTATGAGGCCTATACTAGGCAATCATTACCAAGTAAGAAATATCGAGAACTTCTAGGAAGTGCATTATGCGTATTCAACTCGAATAATAGCTTTATGATTGAAAATATAATAAGAATAGATAGTGCTAACGATTGGTATGAGTTGATAGATAAAGTATCAGGAAAGCTTAGAGATAAAATATCAACGACAATTTCTATTAACAGCGGTAACACTGATATTGAGGACCTTTTTATGGAAATTGTGGAAATGAGAAATAGAATTATTCATAGCTTTCAAATTACGTCGCCTAGTGGTGAGCAAGTGCTTGCTACCAAGACAAGCAAAAAAGATGGAAATATTCAATTTGAGATAACAGAAACTTATTTGATGGAGTTTATCAAAAAGAACGAAGAGTTGAGCACACTATTACACAGTTATCGTGGTTTTGATGCAAAACTGGAAAATCCTAAATCTCCATCCCATTTCTGAAAACAAAAGTAATCTTTCCATCCCTTGAAACCTTGGCATAATCAAAGAGACTTTGCCAGAGGAGCGGGCTGAAGGTTGTCGTTTCATCTTCAGTCAGCAAGGTTTTTATAAATCGCCCGGCTTGAATATGCCGGATTTTCTTGTCTTCAATTTTCTCGTTGATGGCATCGTATTTTTCTTTCACGCTGTTGAACCGCTCGGCCATCTCATCAAATTCCCGGTTATATTTTTCCTGATCCAAGGCCACTCGGGCGTTATTTTGAATCGCTTGTTCCATGAGCTGCGATATGGATTCCATCTCCGCATAGAGCTTGTCTCGCTCAATCTCCAGTTCTTTTGTGCTGTAGGCGATGCTTTCAATAGCCTGAAAATTCGCTTGTATCTGCTCACGGTCTTTAATAAGGATACTTACAGCCTTCATAAAAGCATCTTTCATTTCATCTTCTGTAAAGTGCGGAGTTTGGCATTTCTTTTTAAACTTGCTGTTGCACTGCCAGATAGTCCGTTTGTACTTGCTGTTGGAATGCCAGACCTTGGAGCCATACCAGTCTCCGCAGTCTTCACATTTCAGCTTCCCTGAAAAGATAGTGACGCCGTTCTTTGACTTCCTGTAATCATGCTCAAGCAGTGTTTGCACAAAATCCCAAGTCTCAGGCTCTATGATGGCTTCGTGATTGTTTTTCACATAGTATTGCGGAATTTCACCCTCGTTGATCTTTTTCTTCTTCGTCAGAAAGTCAACGGTGAAAGACTTCTGTAAAAGGGCATCTCCCTTGTATTTTTCGTTTGTAAGGATGGATCTTACGCTTTGGGCACTCCACTTGTCTTTGCCGCCGGGTGTTTTAATCCCTCGAGACGTCAGTTCCTTAGCGACTCCGTAGCAAGACCGTCCTTCAAGGAAAAGACCGTATAGAAGTTTTACACTTTTGGCTTCCTCGGGATTGACGACCAGATTGCCGTCCTCTCCTCGGTCATAGCCCAAGAAACGGCTAAAAGGCACAGTGACTTTCCCGTCAGCAAACCGCTTTCTTTGTCCCCAGGTGCAGTTTTCAGAAATGGAGCGGGATTCTTCCTGGGCAAGGGAGGACATGATAGTGATGAGAAGCTCGCCTTTGGAATCCAGCGTTTGAATGTTTTCTTTTTCAAACCAGACCTCGATATTTTTCTCTTTCAACTTCCTGACCGTCGTCAAAGTGTCGACTGTATTTCTTGCAAAGCGGCTGACAGATTTTGTGATGATGAGGTCGATTTTGCCGTCAAGGGCATCATTTATCATTGCCTTAAATTCAACACGATCCTTGGTGTTTGTTCCAGTGATGCCCTCATCGGCATAGACTCTGACAAACTCCCAGTCATTTCGGCTCTTGATGTAATTGGTGTAATAGTCGACCTGTGCTTCATAGCTTGTTGCCTGTTCTTCGCTGTCGGTAGAAACACGGGCATAAGCAGCGACTCGTCTTTTTCGGGGAGAGTCAATGGGCATGGCAGTCTTTTTATTGATTCTGGCAGGTATTGTTGTTACTGACTTGACCATTTTTTCTCCCTCCTGATTTTCTTCATGCGTTCACTTGCTTGTTTACGGTGCTCGGGGTCACTCCAGTATTCCTTCATTCCTTTCAAGGCTTTCTGGCGTCGTTCTTCTGTCCAAGGCGTGCCTCGTTTCTTTTCCTCGTAGCTTCTCTTTTCAAAATGTCCGTCACGGAAATGAAAGGAGACGGCATTATCCGCTATCTCGCAGGAATCCATCGCCTTGTCCATAGCTGCTTCGTCATATTCCTCAAGCCCCAAGACATCACAGACCAGAGCATTCAGCGTTGATTCCTGAATGGTGTTTGAAGGGCATTCACTAAGTTTTGTCCGGCATCTCAGATAGCATACTTTTGTGCCATCCTTCAAGGTTAATTTTTGCCCATAGAAGCTGTTGCCGCATCTGCCGCACCTGATAAATCCTGTGTAGGGACTTGCAGGATTTTTTAACCCGCTAGTGTCTTTGCTTCGCTTTATCTTCTTGTATCTTTCTTTGTATTCAGGAGTCCAAGCATCCCTTCTTGCTGTGGATACATAGGTGCGATGAATAAGCGAACCATCGGTCATAAAAAATTCCAGATGGTCTTTTCCTGTGACATCGATATGATCTACTTTTTCAAGAAAGACTTCGCCATCAAATTCATCAATGTCGAGAACCTCACTTATGATTTTCTTGAGCTGTTCCTCGTTTATATCACCGGTGCCACAGGGATTTCCCTGTCCCGCTTTTCTTGTCGCACACATCCAGCACCTTGTATGCCCGGTCTTGTTTTTCTTGCCGGCTCTTTGAAAGCTGCGATTGCAATGTGTACATTTGATTTTGGAAGTTAAAACGGATGTCTTGATATGCGGATTGGCAAAAGCCCCCAGCTCCCGTTTTTTCTGTCTTATTTCCTGTACCTTGTTGAAAGTTTCCTCGCTGATGATGGCAGGGTGGGTGTTTCTCGCATAATATTGAGGAAGTTCACCATTGTTGTACTTGGTTTTTCCGTCTTCGATGTAGGTTTTCTGAAAGAGCGTATTTCCGGTGTAGCGTTCCTGCTTTAAGATTTGGCGGATGCTGTTGTTTCCAAAATGGCCACCCGTATAGGACTTTACACCCATCTCTTCGAGCTGCTTTTCTGTCTTTTCCGCTGAAATGCCTTTGAGGTAGTTATCGTAAATAAGCCTTACAATTTTGGCTTCCTCTTCGACAATGACAAACTCTTTGCCTGTCCAGCGGTAGCCGTAAATATGAAAGGAATTCCCGATGCCTTTTTGAAAGTTCTTGCGAATGCCCCATTTCACATTTTCGGAAATGGATCTGCTTTCCTCTTGGGCAAAGGAAGCAAGAAGCGAAAGCATCAGCTCACCGTCTTCAGATAAGGTATGAATCTTTTCTTTTTGAAAACGCACTTCAATGCCTAAATCCTTCAGCTCCCTTACTGTTTCCAAAAGGTCGACCGTATTTCTTGCAAAGCGGGATATGGACTTTGTAAGGATGATGTCGATTTTCCCGTCCCGTGCATCACTTAGCATTCTTTGAAATTCCGGTCTGTCTGTTGTTAACCCTGAGACGGCTTTGTCGGCATAGACTCCGGCATACTCCCAGTCGGCATTTCCTTGAATGAACTTGCTGTAATAGCTGATTTGAGCAGAGAGCGAATGGGGCGTTCTGCCTTTCTCGATAGATATCCGAGCATAGGCAGCCACCTTTCTTTTCCTTGGCGGCTCCATTTTCACGGCGTTCACTTTTTGTATTATTTTCGTCATGAACTATCACCTCCACCCATATACATCACTCTAAAGAGGATAAATAGCAAGTAATAAATGGCCGATTATGGGCTGATATAAGTCTTCAAAATGGTGCATTAAATTCCGGCTTTCTTCGGCTGTCAGAAGCCCTTTTTCATACAGGTTTTCCACCAGCAGGAAGGCTTCTTGATATCTTGCTTCTCTTTCAAATTGCTCCTTTGTCATGAAAGACCACCTCCGAAGCGGTCAGCGATATAACATTCATGGGAGCAGTACTTTCTATTCTTGTTTCCGTATGAATAAAAGGCTTTATGGCAATAAGCACAGATCAGCTCGTAGTAGGCTTTACGCTTTACCTTATCCGGATGTTCTTTCCACCAGGAGAGCCTGCATTCATCGGAACAAAAGCTTTTCTGCTTTGCTCCTTCGGTCTGCGTGAGCTTCTTTCCGCACTTTTTGCAAAAGAGAACTTCAATAGCATCTGTGCCGCTTCGGTTTCCCGTCAGCCCGTTTCGTCTGCAGTGAGACTTCACGGTGTTGACAGAAAGCCCCAGTTTTTGAGCGATCGCTTTGTAGCCTACGCCTTTGTTTCTTAATTTTCCGATGGCTTTTCTCTGGAGATCATTCATAGAAGACCTCCGCTTTTTCTTTCAGCCACTTTTTTGCACA